CCCGAGAGAAGCTCAATAGCTCGCTCTTTTGCCAACTCTTTGGGTGGACCAGGGTCACTCGACGTGAGAACTACATCAAGAAGTTCTTTACACACTTCCCTCATATGAGGCGTGTTATCTCTACGAACAATTTGAAGTCCCTTGACATCAATGTAGTCCATGTGCATCTTATCATCCTTACCCTTCGTCCAAAGTTTAGCAGCGTAGCGCTTCTTACTGTAGAGGAAATACGGCCAATAAACTTTTTCAAGTTCCAAGTTATTAGGCTTCTTGAAAAGAGCGCTACACTCTTCAGCAGCTCTCTCACCTACTTCCCAACTGTACGCGATAGCATCCTCACCCTTGCGATCACCCACATCAAATTCAACCATGACTGAATCCGTGTCCCCATATCTGACCTTTGCCCCGGGAAAGTTTGCTTCTACATAATTCTTTGTTTCCTCAATCATAGATCGACCTTTACATGTCGTCGTAGAAGCGATTGGAACACAAGGTAGGATACCTTTACCAGCTCCAGTAAAACCGTAGACCGAGTTCATTGAAATCTTATAGGCCAATTGCTTTCCATTGTAGACTTCCTTCATGAAGCCAGTCGCCGCTGCCATGTCCCGTTTAGCCTGTTTACGGAACTGTTTTAGTTCCATAAGAATATTAGGAAGAAGACTCGGTACATCTTGTGCAAACTTGTAAGTTCGGTCACCGATATTGAAAACTTCATAATTGATACCAGGTATATTTCCATACTTCTTTTCATCCATCACGTAACTTGAGTAACATAGATTGTGTGCCATCATGATAGATGGGTACAGCGCTTCAAAATCTAGAGCTGTAATCGGGGTGTAATAGGCACCCTTTTGGGCGTCCAATACCGTAGCACCTTCGTATGGCTCTTCGGGGATTGCCCCATACCGGATAGTTGGCACCATGAATCCCAACTCCCGAGCTTTCTTTGTGAGTTGCGAGAAAACTTTTATTTGCTGACCACGTTCTACGAGAAATGGAACTGGAACCCACGTAGCTTTAGCCATCTCAACTAGATTCAAAAGGGTACAGAGCTTCTTCATGAGTTTATGTGGAAGGAGTGTGTCCTTGATACAATACTCAGCAACTTCCCTCAATTTAACCGGATCCTCTTCTCTATAACGAGCGAACATCTCCTTGGGGGGCATATCAATCTTTTGGTCGCCAAGGTAAAGTTTGGATACATTATCTAATTTATAACTGTCAAGTTTGTATCCCTTCTTGATTTCATGGAACATATCAAATGTAAAACGACCAGTCATTGGAAGGAGTTTCAAGAGATTATCTCCAAGCGCACTCGATGACAGCTTTTTAATAACAAGTTCAGACTCGGTATCCTTGAGTTTACCCAAATTGAAGAATTCATAATGACAACGATTCAAACGCGCTCGTTTGTAAATGTACTCCATATCAAACCCAAAAATATTCCAACCTGTGATGATATCGACATCCTTCTTTTGAATGTATTTTTGAAAAGCTTCAAGCATTTGCCTTTCTGTATCATAACTTCGAATGTCGCAACCATCTAAATTCGAATCAGTTTGTTTGTAACACAAACATGTCTTGTCATATGGTTCGTCTGAGCCAAACTTACACAGGGAAATTGCAATCTGAAAACACGCGTCACCAACAATATCGGCGTCTGGAAATTTACCTGTAGAACTATTACATTCAATGTCTACAGAAGCCACAACAAATGGTGCAATGTCGTCCCGAGCGACAGGTTTCAGTGTATTCCAATCGTTACAGAATAGATCGATATCAACATTTGCAAGATGTGAACGAATACATTTATCACCACTATCAAGCCATCCAGTTGACTGGATACCAGTGCGATGCATGAGACGAAGAACTGGATCTACATTTGATTCATAAACTTTAACGTTTCTTGTCCCAAATATACTGAAAAGATCGGGGGTTTTGTCGAGTGTCTTCCTCAGGAAAGAATCAACTAATCTTCTAGCTTGGAGGTTTTTAAAATTAAGTTTCATAAATGGAAACTCTTCATTGTTCTGGAAACCCCAGACGTCTTTTGATTTCATGACCGAATAAGAAACTAGAGAATCGCTACATTTTTCATCCAGGATTTGATATATTCGTCTTATTTTTTGGTTGTCGATATTCCCGGGAAGTTTTACAAAAAAATATGGTGTGAACGCGGTTGTAACACAGACCGATTTACCACCTTCATCCTTACCAAAAATACTGATTAAATGCTCGTCGTCAGTATCTCGGGCCTCCCATGTTAAAGCTTGGAAGGTTACCATTATGTAATAATCGAACGAAAATTTTAATATACTATATTAGTAAAAATGTCAGCTGCTTTGATTGACCTTGTATCTAAAGGAGCCCAGGATGTGTACATCACTGGTCAGCCAGAGGTGAGCTTCTTCAGACAAAACTATAAACGCCATACAAACTTTGCGATGAAAGCCGAACGCATGGACTATATCGGCACCTTTGCCGACTCAAATGAAGTCATCATTCCTATTCGCTCCAAGGGTGATCTCTTGAGTTACGTGTGGGTCGAAAGTACCGATATTGCCAACGTCGGTACAAACGCCACTGGATTTTTTTCATCGTCGTCCATGACGCCAACCGCTTTCCAATTGTGGATTGGGGGTCAAAAAGTTTGCGAACTTGATTCTCTTTTCGTCCAGGGTGTTCACAACCCTCTTTTAAGAGACAACAGCGCTAAGGCGTCTTGTGCCATAACCACAAACGTCAAAAAGCAAAATCATTCAGGAAACTACTACATGATTCCATTTTTCTTTGGGGAAGATTGGACAAAGGCTCTCCCACTCGTGGCCTTGCAATATCACGACGTTGAAATCCGTGTGAAATGCCGCGACGGTGGATTTACACCACCAACACCACCAAAGGTTTATGCGAACTACGTTTACTTGGACACCGATGAACGCAAATTTTTCACCGATAATGAACATGAACTTTTAATTACACAAACTCAATATCAGCCAGCCAACCCTGGGGATACCGATCTCGATCTCAGTTACTTCAACCACCCAGTGAAATCTCTTCACTTGGTGTCGGGTTTAGCCACGGCTAACAATTGGGATGTTGAATTTACTTTCCAAAAGTCTTCACTTTACATTAACGGTGTCGCCCTTTTCGAAGAAACGTCAAACGTGTATCACCATAACGTGGTTCCAGAAATGCACTGCACAGATCTTCCAGACGACGTCCTTGATGACCTTCCAACCTTCACATGGCCATTCTGTCTCACTATGAGCAAAATGCAACCAACTGGTACTCTTAACTTCTCCCGCATCGATAACGCGAAATTGACCCTCGTCGGCCCAAGTGGTGGTAACGCGCTTCATCGCGTCTATGCAGTTAACTATAACATTCTTCGAATTAAGGATGGTATGGCTGGTGT